GAAAAGTTCTAGGACTCCTTCACGCCAAACCGTTCATACCAATACAAACTAAGGGCAAATTCGTCCTTAACCCTTATAATTGTACCCAGTCGTATAGGTAATTTTATGTATATAAGTTGTAAAAATATCGGCGATTTGGTGAAGTTGGTTTGGTTGGAATACTTTGAGGAAATCAATTAAGACCGAATGAGGTGTTACGGTCGTCGTACTTTAGATGGTCGTAATAGTTGCAACAAAAATTCTCAACAACAATCTCTCGACTCCTTCGAGCATCTCTCCTAAGGGAGAGCTGCTCTCGCGTCTCGAGGATGTTGAGAGTTAGAGAGAATTCGTTGTTTGCGTTGTCAACTACTAGATTTATATATATTTTATCACACTTTTTAACATATTACAAGTATCATTTTTGCCTAGGTGGATGAACGTGTGGTCTGTGTGGCTTTCACATAACAAAAATAAAGTGCATTTATGACTAGTTTCAAATAAAATTGTTTGCTCCAAAAGTGCGTCACCAACGCAGGTATGTACTCTGCTTGGTGTTAGGAGTGTTAGAGTGGGTATTTTACCAGTGACGTATGACGTTGGCTATGATAAAAATGCAAGTGACAAGGTTCACGAATACTACAGCAGTACGAAAAAGAGCAACGAGGTCGGCATCTCTTTGAGTACCAACCTTTGCTCCTAGGCTTTTCGCCCATAAAGTCCAAAATCTTTCCACTAGATTGTTTCGGATTCTGTTATCTTGCCCATCTTTATCAGTTCTTTGCGAATGACATCAGCAAGAGTTTTCTCGCTTGGCATTGAGTCGTCTTTATAGATTTCTCGACATTGCATCTCGAATTCTTCATCCTTTAGAGCTTTAAACTCATCCCATGAGAAAAATGTTTTTCTTTGGGAACACCAAAATTGTCCTTTGTATATATTGTGTTTCATTTTAACCACCTCGGTTCAGGCTGAAGTCCAGCCTTTCTTTGTTTTTGTTTACAGCGAATAGTACCCGCTGCCCTCTTTTTTCGCAGTTTGTCTGACTTTTTCGTGTGATACTGTCGCTCTCGAAACTCTTGGAGTTTGCCAGTCGCATCAACTTTTCTCTTGAAACGACGTAAGGCTTGGTCAAAACGACCTTTATCTACACGAACAGAAGTCAATTTAAATGTGCCTCATCTTGTTTTGTAATATTTGCCATCAACCTACCCAAGTCATTTGCGATACCCAGTTGGTTATCGAGCGTAACTTGCATAAACTTTACAACCCAAGCCATGTCAAACATGAACTGGTTGTTCTGTGTGTCGATTCCTCTTTTTTCAAACTCTTCAATGAGAAGCATAGATAGTTCTTCATTTATCTCTTTGCTTCTTTTCATTGTTGTATAGTATTCTCCTGTGAACTCGACAACATTGTCTTTCATTGGTTTCATAATATTATCTCCGAGTAGAGTCAAAACTCCACCCCTTTTTGCGTAATCGCTGTACTCTCCCTCGTATAGCGTCTTCTGAACGATTAAGTACGAGTGCTATCTCCTTGACAGAACGGTGACCATAATACTCTTTTAGGTGATAGTCTTCTTCCTGTGTCCAACGAGGGTTTTTAATTTCATACTTCGTAGTTTTTATCATTAGTTATATTATATCAATTTCAGGAAAGCAAGTCAAGAACTTTTTTCAATTATGTGGAAAATATTTCTTGACTTTAGTAGTAGAATTTGCTACAATATATGTTCAGGAGAAAAAATATGAACGAATATGAACTTATAACTTATCTGCTTATTTTAATCGGAGTTTCTTATACTTCTTTTAAAGTAGGCGTGTCCGAAGGAATTGCAGATGCAATTTATTATTTTGAAGAGAAAGGTATAATACACTTTAGAGAAGAGGAGTAAAAAAATTGTTCTTGACTTTCGGTCAAGTTTTTAGTATAATATAGTTATGAAAAGCTCAGATTTTATCTGGGCTATTTCCAGTACTGCATCAGCAGGGGGCGGGATAGAAAATGTACTCACTTCTTCGCAATGAAGATGAGAATTAGTCAGTACATGGGATTTTCATTAACCGAGATGCCGAAAGGGTCTCACAGGGTAGCCGAAAGGTACCAAAAGGAGAAATAATATGGTAGTAAATACATTACCCACAATACACGACCTTCACAGGTCATGGATTGGAGCAGATCGTTTTTTCGAAAGGTTCGCTTCAATGCCTACATACGAAGACAATTCGTATCCACGTTTTAATGTAACAAAAGACGGAGTAAACTATCAAATAGAGATAGCACTTGCGGGTTACAAGAAAGAGAATATAACAATCGAAAGGGTTGATGGTAGACTTGAAATTCGTGGAGAAAAGAATCTGAAAGATGTGGCAGACGAGTCATATTTACATAGAGGAATAACAAGAAAAGCCTTCAAGAGAGCTTTTACTATATCAGAAGATGTAGTAGTAGACAAAGCTGAATTTATTGATGGCATACTTACTGTTGACCTTCATGTAGAGATACCAGAAGAAAAAAGACCAAAAATAATAGATATCGTTTAACGGAGGCGTATAGGACGCCTAGATTACACAGGAGAATAGAAAGTGTTGCATAGAATCGCAAGTGGTGGTTCTTTGGAAACGTTGAGACATCTCAGACGTAAGTTAGTAAATGTGTTGTATATCTTACCAGCAGTAATTGGTGTATACGGATTTTTTACTTTCATGCTCTGGGCAAGTTAAGATAAACTAGGTCTTTTAGAGTTATATTTATGATAACAATAACAGAATTAGCAAAGAATAAAATCACAGAGAGGCTAGGGAGTGATTACCTACGCCTCTCTCTTTCTGGTGGAGGTTGCAATGGCTTCCAGTATATGTGGGATATATCCGAGTTAGCAAACAATGACGACCACATAATCGACGATATGCTAGTCATCGACATGCACAGTATGGGGTTTCTTCAGGGGTCTATCATAGACTGGAAAGAGACAATAGTAGAAACAGGGTTTGAAATACACAACCCTAATGTGATAAGTGCCTGTGGGTGCGGAATATCAATGGGATTTTAAATGAAACCAAGTAATGAATGTATAGAGTTAGTAAAACACTTCGAAGGGTTCGAAAGTGAAGCGTACTTATGCCCAGCTAACGTATGGACAATAGGGTATGGTCGCACAAGAAATGTAAAAGAGGGCGATGTAATCACAGAATTACAAGCAGAAAGAGATTTATTAGAAGAATTAGTAGAGTTCGGAGAGCAAGTACTGAGAGTAGTTGACGTTGAACTCACACAAAAAGAGTTTGATGCATTGACATCATGGACTTACAATTTAGGAGTTGGAAACTTACAGAGTAGTACACTTCTGAAAAAATTAAATGCAGGTGATAAGAATTCTGTTCCATCAGAAATGTTAAGGTGGAACAAAGCGTCTGGCAAAGTTTTAGAAGGACTGACCAGACGTAGACAAGCAGAGGCTGACTTGTGGGTAAGTTAAAGGAAAGAGTACAAGCTTTTTGGCTTTGGCTCGTTTCTAAACTATTCCCAAGATATACTCTCAAGGTTAGTTACAATAACACTTGGGGCGATCAAGACGATCAAGAGTTTATAGTAAAGAAGTTTCACAAAAGACAAGAGAAGTATCTAAAGTTCGTAACACACGAAGGAGACTTAGTTGAAATACGAGGAGCTGACGGACTAAATTATAGGATAGAACAATTATGAACCAATTTTTAATAGGGCTTATAGTAGTACTTGGACTTGGCTGTTGGTGGTTGTACGGAGAGAACAAAACTCTTTCAGCAAACAATCTCGCACTTGAAGGTGCAGTAGCAACACAGAAAGAAGCTATAGAAAGTTTGCAACAAGACTTCTCCCTACAAACCGAGGCTTTGAAAGCACAGACTTTATTAAGTCAACAAGCTCAAAGAGAATTAAACAGATACTCACAGTTCATAGCAAACTATGAGTTGTCTGCAAAGATACTGGAAGACCCAGTAAAAATGGAAAGGAAAATAAACAATGGAACAAAGCACATATTCGAGGAAATCGAAAAACTTAGCGGCACTGTTGACGATCTCGATGATGGTCTCCAGTTGCAGCATGCTGGGAACTAAACAGATAGAAGTTCAAGCCAAACCGATGGAACGTACAATCGTACAACCCGTCATGCCTCGTGAGATTGACCTCAAACAACCGAAGTGGTTTGCCGTAACAGACAAAAATTTAGATACATTTATCGCAGATATTAAGGAACAAGAAGGTGAAGTAATCTTTCTCGCAATGTCAATACCTGACTATGAAGTGATGGCGTACAATATGCAGGAACTCAAAAGGTACATTACAGAAATGAAAGATGTAGTAGTATATTATCGAAAAGTTACTATGCCACCAAAAAAGGAGAATAAATGAGCAAATTAAAGAGATTTCACAAAATGATGAAGTCTTCGAGATTCGAGAAAGTCGTAAAGAGTTTCTTACCAAAACCAAAGAAAAAAGAAGAGAAAAAGAAATGAAACAAGCATTTGAAATTAAATTAACAGTTGAAGTAGATGTGGAAAAGCATGGGCATCCTCGCGAGTGGGCAAAAAACTACGTACAAGGGGATAAGATTTCCACAGTTTACGGAGTAGATATAACACCAATAGATAAAGAAGACCCCATGCATAAATGGGTTAAGGATTTTAAATGACAAAAAAGACTCAAGTAATCAGAAATAATCTGATGATGGGGATTGCAGAACTCGAGCGTCAACTCGAAGTCTGTAAGAACGTAAACGAAATCGCTAGACTAGAGCTAGAGGTTAAGGAGTTGCAAATGCAGCTCGATGGAGAAATAGATGGATTGGATTAAAGACAGAGTGTCTGAGAGGACTTCTTGGGATGGTGCAGTAATAGTCGTAGCATGCGGCTTAGTACTTTTCACAGGAGGTTTAGCAAAGTGGTTAGCCGCAGCAGGACTTGTATATGGACTGTGGACTTGCTACAAAGCTGAGAACTAGGAGGCTGAACAATGTCAATGCCACCAGGACAATTCTCAGGAGACATGGATAGAAACGAGGTCGAAATTGACCTTAATAAGTTCATGGCACTCCTCCAAGAAAAGTCAGAACTTAAGGACAGAATAAGGGAATTAGAAGATTCAAAGAACAATAACCCATGGCAGAAAGGTATCTTTCTTGCACAGATGGTAGATAGCTGGAGGATATTTCCTCGAGCATTTCTAAGTATTTATATGTTTCTTTTATATTTCGCAACGTTCTGGTTCATGGATTTACCTGACCCTAGCTTGGAACAATCAGGACTAATATCCGTATTAGTCGGAGCAGGGGCAGCATGGTTTGGACTATACGCTGGAACCCACAAAGCTCCAACAGCAGGACAAAAAGATTAAACCCTTCAGCTACGCTACGCGCAGAGTATGAAGGAGGTGATCTTTTCTACAGAATGCACTCTGTTCTGCTGAAGCACACACTAACAACACCCATGCATTTGGGTGTTGTTCCTACCTTAGCACAAAATATTTCTTGACTTATAAACTTAATTTTAGTATAATACTACTATGAATATATTTATCTTAGACAACGACATTGACAAATGTGCAGAGTACCATGTAGACAAACATATTGTAAAGATGCCCTTGGAGGCAGCTCAAATGCTATGTACTACACATTGGATTGACCACTATCTAGGATATAAACCAAGAAAACTGGAGAAAAATGAATTACAATTATTACGAGAGGTCAAAGCTAAAGACCCCCGCTATGTGCCTTATCTCCCTACTATGCATAACCACCCCTGCACTATCTGGGCAAGGGAATCACTCGACAACTACGAGTGGTTATACTGCTATGCACTCGCTCTCAACGACGAGTATGGGTATAGATATGGAAAGACCCACAAGTCTGTGCAAGAGGTGGTACTTCGGTTACCCGACCTTAAACACCTACCACGACTTGGACTTACACCCTTTGCTATGGCAATGCCAGACGATCTTAAGTCCGATGACGCGATACAGTCATATCGCGACTTCTACCACTTTGACAAGGCAACATTTGCCAGCTGGAAAGGACGAGACAAGCCTGAATGGTGGGATGAGGAGTTAGCAGATTATGAGAATCGTATTACAAGATAAACCAAGAATAACAGTATGTTTTCCACCTACTTTCACTCAAGAAGATAGAGACAAGTGGTTAGAAAACTATAAAGAAGGAAGGAGAAAATTACATTAATGGAAAAAGCAACATTTGACGATTATGGTAATTTTGTACTGAGTACTACTTCTACAGAAAGTTTAGATACAAGAGTATTATCAGACAGGTTACTAGAATTAAGAGAACAATGCACGCAAGCACATAAACCAGTAGAGTTTTCGCAGTTACTTACTGCATCTATTGGTATGCAAGCTGAATCAGGAGAGTTCTCGGAGATAATCAAAAAGATTATCTTTCAGGGGAAAGAATACACACCCGATGAAAGGTTTCATCTCAAACGTGAGTTAGGAGATGTCCTTTGGTATTGGGTACAAGGTTGTACAGCACTAGGCTATACACCACAAGAAGTGATGGAAGAAAACATCAAAAAACTCGAAGCCAGATATCCAAATGGTTTCGAAGTATCAAAATCAGAACATAGAAAAGAAGGAGATATATAGTGAAAGAAAGAAAAATACCTGCACACCATAGACAAGCCTTTGCAGAAGTAGAAGCTTGGAGGGAAGATAAAAAACTATTTGGTGAGGAGATAGCAGAACAAATAGCTATAGAAAAAGAAAGAGGAGATATATAATGGCAAACCATGTATATTTCGGAGTCGGTATAAACGGAAATGAAAAATGTTTGAAAGCGTTTAAAGATGTTATGGTAACAGAAAAGTCTCATTTCTATACTGACACTGACGGAAAGAAACATTATCATGATACAGTTATCGATATAGATAAACTTGGGTTTATGCCTGTCGGAACTTATGATGAAGATGATTATTTAGAAAACTCATGGGAGTACTACGTAAACAACGTTGGTGCAAAGTGGTGTCACATAGAAGACCTCGGAGAAGAATACTTTTCAGGGTACTCTGCATGGTCACCCCCAGTAGAGTTAATTGAATATCTAAGCACATATTTATTTCAGTTTGATTCTAACCACACAATTAAAATGTCTTATGAAGACGAGTTCAGAAACTTTATTGGAGTAGCCCATGTCGAAGGTGGTATCTCCTCAGTAGAAGAAATCGAGTGGGATGAAATATCAGAGTGGTTAACAACTGAGTTAGGTATTGAAGAGCTTGGAGAAGACTTTGATTGGTATGAACCAAGAGAAGAGCTTGGTGATACACCAGCGGATGAGTGGCTAGATTATAAAGTGTGTGATTGGCAGGAGGAAAATTAATGTCAGAGAATAAAATTAATTACAAGTTTAATGAAGACCATATATTGAAAGTAGTAAAAGGATATATAGACCTGACCTATGAACAACATTATGGTAAAGGAAACATTCAAACTACAGAAGTTATTTTTGACTCACAGCATGGTGAAGGATTTTGTATAGGAAACATAATGAAGTATGCCCAAAGATATGGTAAAAAACAAGGCAAAAACGAAGCAGACCTATACAAGATTATTCATTACGCAGTAATTTTACTAGGTATGCTCGACAAACAAGAAGAAGAAAAGTTTGCTGAGTATGAACAACAACTACAACTACACATGGATTAATATG